GAAATATGATTATGCGAGGGATTTTCAATAGAGGCGCAAGATGGATTACTACAAGCCATACTTGCGCCTTATCCTGATGATTTTCAACGTATTGTTTCTGGTCGCACGGAGGACATTGGTCAGTTCCTTCCGTGTATTGGTCGAGTATTTCGGGTCTTTAATCCTAGAGAGCCCAATTACTATGATCAAATTGTTGATCAGTACATTACTAGCATCGGTGATAAGCCCTCCGATTTGTCTCGTTATGCTGTTGTTCCTAAACGTTTGGATATGGCAACTAAATCTTTAGCTCGCTTTGATCGTCATCCAGACCCCTACTCGCCCGATGTTGCCCGTCTCTATGAGATTGCTGGTACGTGGTTAGATAAAGAGTTTGGCCCATTTTTGGCCGGGAGTCTTATGATGAGTTATGATCAAGTGATTGAGTGGCTCCGGCCTAATAAGAGTCCTGGTTATCCATGGACACTTAAGCATGCGCTTAAGGTTGATTATTATGGTAGCGATGATGGCCACTTTTATGCAAAGTATTGGGATGTCTTAGCGACTCCCAATTATATCCGTTCGTTGTGTTCTGCCACGATAAAGGAAGAAGTTCGACCTGTTTCCAAAATTGAGAATGGCGATGTTCGCTCCATTTTTGCAATGGATGTGAATCATGTTATCGCCTCCTGTCAGCTCTGTAAGGACCAGAATGACGCTTTGACTGCGTCTGTTGAAAAACATTCTATATACCTTGGGGTTAATCACTTCCAAGGAGGTTGGCATCGGCTTAATAACCGAATGAATTGCTGGCCTGGTCGTAATACTATTGAGCTAGACGGAAAGAAATTTGATGGTCGTTTTCGTTGGCGGATTTTTCTTATCATTGCGCGATTTCGTTTTCGTATGTTGCGTATTGAGTATCAGACCGCTCAAAATTGGTCTAGGCTCTACAATTTGTATTGGGAGCTTGCTCATTCACCTATCGTCAATGTTGATGGTTTTGTTTTTGGCCGTGGTGCTGGTGGCCCTTCTGGGCATGCCTCAACCACACCAGATAACTCTTTTAAGAATTTTATGGATTTTGCTGTCCTTTGGATGCTCATTATGCCTGTTGAGTACCATACTTATGAGAAGTTTTCTGAGTTTTTGGTCAAGTGTTTTGTTGGTGATGATGTTAACGTATCTGTGCATCCATCTGTGCAGGGTATGTTTAATGTGGGGGCTATTCGTGCTAATATGTCAAAAATTGATATGGATTATCATTTTGCCTCTGAAGGGTTTTCCTTTATGCACGAGTGTACGTTTCT